CTGAGCTGTGACTTTATCTAACTCAGTATTTAAAGCAGTGATGTTAAATGGGCCACTAATATTAAAATCAGTTTCGCGCTTAACAGGAACATCCCTAACAATAGTAACAACGGCATTAGTTACGCCACTATTTAATACAACTGTACCGCCTGTAAAACCAAGGCTTGCGTCTGTTTCATCAGGATCAACATAGTCACCAGTAATCGTGTAATCCTGTAGTTCACCTAATGTTTTTAATGTGCCATCTACATAAACAAGAATATCTGTTTCATCAAAATACGCATAAGGAATAACAAAATCTGTAGTTGATGATCCGCTTACTTGATACTGAACTCGTGGCGAAGTATCTGGAATTGTTACGTGTGCCATTTTAATCCTCTAATTGATCTTCCAGTGTTCGCTCTAAGCGACCAAATGTATCCGACCAAAACCACAAGTTTTGATACGGAATCATGTACCGTATTCCCGAAGCAACATCATCTGCCGTGGCATTACTATCTGAAAAAGCATAGATGAATTGTAACCATTGTGTAGCTACTGCGCCAAGAGGAGCGCCTGTACGCTGCGCCCAGTTAGGGTCTTTAATTACAGGCTCTAATCCCATTAGTGGGCGCAATCCATACTGGTTTCCAGAAGCAACTTCTAATGCAGAGTTAATATCTGAAAAGATGCCAGTTACTCCCGACTTTTCAACTGCTCGGAAAATTGTGTCCTCAAGGGATAATTCAATGTAGTCAGGACGGCGCATATAATCGACCATTCCTGCTAACGCAATCATGCTCACAACACCTGCTAATGCTGACTTGTCCCTCTGTTGAAGGGCAGACATCATTATGCGCTGTGTTGCTGACAAGCCAAAACCTCGATACTGCATCAAAACAGAACCCATTGGCTTTGACATAAAGTTAAGCTTGTCGGCAGCATGAGGCGTAATAACAGCGGTATTGACCTCTGTTGCCATAATTCCTCGGAAAAGCCTTACAGCTTCTTGGTCTGACCATTCCTCAGTATTAGCTAAAAATAGATGATCACCCTTAGAGCTGCCCGCTTCTTCCCACTGACGGGCAAAACGCTTAGCTAAATTCTCATCAATGCCCGCTTGAGCTAGACGAGTCATGCGTTCACCGGCTAATTTGCCCTGCGACCAAAGCACAGAATCTTCAATCATTCGTGACTGAATCATGCCACCGGCAAATCGTTTAGCTGTATCAGTCCAAACTGAAAGCATATTAAGGAAAAAGAATGGGCCTTGTTGATGGCTAACCCAACGCTCTACCTTGCTCATGCCGTAGTAGCCGCCGCCTAAATCTGTCATTTGATGCAGACGAGTAGCGTTGTTAATGTCCATGGCTTCGCCGGCCATTTCTATTTCACGCCCCGCTATATAAAACTCGCTCTTACGGCCTTTTTCTATACGGTCAGTGGCATTCTTAAACATTGTGCCAAAAGTCCGTGTAAAGCCTTCTGACATGGCTATACGGCCCGCATCTGCTAGAGCCGCCATCCATGCCTTACCCATTAAAGCTAAGACGTTCCAAGCTTTTAGGGTGCGTAATACACGAGGTGTAATAGCAGACGGGTCATCGGGAATACCGTAATACCCCAATACTTTGTCACGCAGATCAAATACTGCTTGATTTAATGACTCTTGCTCTTTACGCAAAGCATCAGCCAATTCAGGTTTAGCCGCAATTTCTTTCTCTAGTTGCTGATTCATGTAGGCAAGACGACCCTCAATGCGGTGATCGCCAAATTTACGCGCCATTTCAATCAGCGGAGCCATGCGAGTAGTGTAGTGCTGACCAACAATATCAATGTCAGGTTCCAAGAATTCTTTAAACTCATAGTCATTAATGTCGAGCTTACGAGTTAACACAGGGGATGGGCCACCAATGCCATCGCCTTTGCCTTTAGCAATCTTAGCCTCAAGGTTGCGAATTTGAGCCTCGCGTACTTCGCGCACTGTCATATCGTCAATTAGCTTCTTGTCACCATTAACTTCAATATCATTGCGAAGTTCCTGAATACGGGCTTTAGATCGCTCAATTGCATCGCCTTTATTCATAGCGCCCATGGTGTCATTGAAGATTGCTTCTTTGCGTATAGCAGCAAAAGTTTCTTCAACACGCGCTTCAATATCTACAGGATCAGTAGATAGCTTAGTCTTTTTACCTAAAACAATAGTGTAAGGATTCTTGGTAAAGTGATTACGCAGTAAAGATTTAAACTCGTCTGTCTTTCTATCAATGACATCTAATCGCCACATACGATGGAAGTATCTATTCTGACCGCGCTTAGACGCAGTCTTGATATACATCAACGCTTCTTCAGATTCAGCAAGATTAGCAACTGCATCATCAAAAGCCTTACCAGTATTATTTTTAGCTTTAAGCTCTGCAACACGCGCTTTCCAATATTCAACATTTTTTTCAGCATTACGTAATGATTGAAATACACCAGTTTCTTGACCTGCTTTTTCAAACTGATCAAACATATTGCGCCATACACGCACCGCCTGATTAATTTGATCTGCATACTGACCAACAACAGGTACGTCATTATTCATCATGGCTTCGCCAATTGAACGTCTAAACTCAGCAAAGGTTGGTACGTTTTCAGGAGTCTTGCCAAAAAACTGTTTAGCTTTTTCGCCAATAACCTGACCACGAGTTGCTTCCTTTACGCCAAGAATAGTCATGTAAATATTGTTAGTTTCGTTTAATGCCTCACGATGAAAGTTAAGCCATTGTTTAGATAACATCTCTACCGATACAGGCGCACCAATACCTAGCTCAGCGCCTTTGTGACGCAATCCCGGACTTCCTGCAATCTCAAATGCAATCTTCATCCACTGTCCTGCTAACAGCGGTGACATAGTTCTAAGCTTGGTATTAATTAAACGCAGCCAAGGATGCTCACTCCAACGCATTTTTTCTAAACCAGTAAATGTTGACACCATTGCTAACATTTCTGGATCAGGTACGTTTTGAATATCATCAATGCGCGTTTTAAAACTATCGATATCGTTTTGAATACCGCGAGCATTTGATTCTAGCTCTGGCATTTGAGCATCAAGCGCATCAGCTTGAGCATCTAGTTCATCTGCTGCTTTATTGCGACGAGTAGCCCATGCTTGTGACTTAGCTTCTTTAGCTAAATCTCTTAGGTCTTTAGCTTTTTGGCGAGTCTGTTGCACCTCAGATTTAAGATCATTAATCTTAGTTTGATAATTAACTGCTCTAGCTTCCGCATCGGCTAAACCCTCAGTTAAGTTGCGTGGTACTTCAACAGGACGAGGCATATTAGCCTTGTCATATTCAATCAATGCTTGCGCGTTAACTCGATCTTCATATTGACCTAATGTTTCGTCAGCCTTTTGTGGGCCAAGCGCAACGTGTGTTTTTTCATGAGCCACAACAAAACGCGCATAATCTTCTGGCGTAGCAAAGTCACGATTTAAGGGCGTAGCAATAGAATCATCAGCTAGCTTACGAGGATTCAACCAAGCTTTGCGCTCAAAATCTTTATCTAATCTTTCACGATCAATGAAGATTTCATTTCTGCCATCATTGTATCTACGATTAAAACCAGACGGGAATGTGCCATCAGGAAAAGGCTTGCGTACTGTTTCGTTAATAGGGCCAAAGTTAACTTTAACATTTAAATCGGGATACAGATCATTGCTATATTCTTCAATGGTCTTGCGGCTATTAACGCTTTCTGAACGGTTAACAATCTCATTAAAGTCAGCATCAGCTCTACGTCCACCACGAGTAAAATGACTAATGCCGCCAACTAATGCGCTACTTAATATAGTCCCAGTAGCAATTGAGAATGCAAGTTCTTCTCCTGTAACTGTTGGGTCAAACTCAGCTCGCATTAATTCAGATGCAGAGATAGCAGCAGCGGCAGGAAGTACAGACTTTCTAGCAGCTTGAACAAACTTTAATCCGCTAGTAAACGGAATAGGTGCATACGTTACAGGGTCAGCAAACTGAGATAAGAAACGAGTAACACCTGCGCCACCTGCTTCTAATTCACGCTTACCAGAGTTATTAATGTCTACACGCTTGCGTATATACATAGACTCTTGAGGTGATCGTGACTCTAAAGTGTATTGCTCATATCCACGATTATCTTCATCAAGCAATGGATAGTAGCTAGGATCAGGTTTAAATGCGCCCATTTCATCAATTGTTTCTTGATAGGCACGTCCGGCAATAATTGACTCACCCAACCACGTATCGTGCATAAACGAACGATACAGATTATCTATAGCTGTATATTCGCTAGTAGCCGGTTGTACCTGATCAGGCTGATCAGCTAGTGTATAACCTCGTGGTGCTGAGATAGGGTCTAACATTACTCTACGCTTCCTTCACCTGACATACGATATTCTTCATATTCTTCATCAGACATAATGGCAATTTTACGCATCAAATCTGTGAGATTTTCACCAGTGTAGTTTTTGTATTGCTCAGTATTAAATGTTGATTCACCAGTGCGATATTCAAATCTACGTAATCTAATCTTAATGCGCTGCAAGGCACGAATATCGGCGTTGTATTCTTCAATGCGTTTATTAGATTCAAGAACAACATCTTCGCTTTCGCTAGTACCGTACTCGTCAGCAAAAGCAATTCTTAATTCATCTTCTTTAATTTTAGATTCAATAGATGCAATCTGTTGATCAACTGTAGTAAGGGCAGACTTACGATCTGTTTCAATCTGTACGTCATTACGCAAATCAACTTCTAAAATTCTACCACGAGAATCTGTAACCGAAGTGTAAATAGGAATCTCAGGATCACGAGGGTCGTAAGATTTAACAACAGCTCGGAATACTGGTTTGCCTTCAGAATCTTTGCGGTGGTACATAAACTTCATCTGATATTTATCTACACCAAATTCTTGGCTTTCATTTGGCAAATGTACGTCATCCATATTGACCATTGTTTCGCCAACCATAAATGTGCCACCAGAGTTAGCAACAATGTTTGCTCGCAAACGATTATTAAAAAAGTCGTAATCTTTACCCGTAGGACTATCAATCACTAGTTCTGGGTAGGCTGCGTCAATTGGATGTTTAACCCAACGATCTTTAACTCCGTAATCAGAAATACCCCAACGAGCTTTTCCGGTTTCAGTAAATTTATCCCAAACTTTGTCAAAAGTTGCGTTAACGTCGCGCTTGCCATTAAGTTGCGACTCAACAGCAAACAAAATTTCATCACGCATTTCAAGTGGAATACTTGGATCGTCACCAAAAATACTAGTTAGGTTGTCATTGATTAAATCTTTAACTGTATTGCGCTCTATTTTTTCTAATGACTCAATTGGTTTGCCTTGTAGCAAACGATTCATGTCATCAAAAATTTCTTGATTGTTAGGAAACGCACCGGCAATAGTGTATTGGCTTTCAAGATAATTAAACGCATTAGCAAAATTTTCACCTAATGCTTTATCTAAATCGCCTTGTTTAATAGCAGTAGTGTTTTTAAGCGAATTAAAAATACGCCAAGAAGCCATGATTTTGTCTGGCTCATTTGAGTTAATAAAACCACGCATTTGATCAACCAGACCAGAAGGCAACGTACCTGTATTAGCAAATGGCTTAGCCATGTTTGAAGCCGTTACCCAATCGTATGTGCCATCTTCAGCTTGATTAATATAACTAAATTCAGCAGGACTATTAACGCCACCAGATGCGGTAGCTTGTTTCCTAATCATTGAATCAATAGTTTCTGAATCACTTTTGTTGTGAGGAACATATTGGTCGCCAGAAGCAACACGCTGAACAATAGGCTCCATTTTCTTTTGCGCTGCTTTATGCGCAGATGCTAATTGATTTAATGTTTCAAGCTGAGTTTTAAGGGCAGATAGTTTTGCATTAGGTGCTAAATTTGGATTACTAATAATTGCCTGAGCATCAGCCATACCAACACGAGCATTATTAGCTTGATTTAGTAAGCCTTCTGGCAATGATCCAAGAAGTGATTTTTGAATCTCATGCACCATTGGCACCAATGTGTCGCCAATTATTTCTTCTTTAGCGGTGCTACGCATTTTTCCTAATGCTGCAACTTGAGCATTAGCAAGCTTAAGAGCTAAATCTGATTGTTCTTCGCTAGGCATATTGCCAATGCGCTCACGAATAGATTCAAACTCACGCATCTTGTCTGCAATACCTTGTGCATTACCAGACACACGATCACTTAAAATTGCAGATAAATTAAGATTAATTTGACTAGTTAAAATATCTGTACGCAACTTTGACTGCTGTACAGACACCGCTTTTTGATCACGAATAATTCCTTTAAGGCTAGTAGCAATTGCATTGCGAGATTCTTCATTTGGCAATGCTTCTACAAAAGAAACTTCACGTAATCCAACTTGATTAGTAACAGGGTCATAGCCCATGACTTTAACTTTGCCAGTACCTTGAGTTAAAGTACGCAAATAGTCATCAACTTTAAGCATATCTGCTTCTGAATACTGACCATCAGCAGACAAATTGTTAATCATGTTAATAACTTGGCCATGCACTACACGCACGTTTTGATCATTAATGCGCTTAGCAACTTGATCAGGAGTCATAGCTTGCAAATTAGGCAAATTAAGCTCATGCAAAGCCGCAGCCATAAAGTAATCTTGAGTACCTTGATCATCAATACCATGACTAATAATGGCTTGTTCAAGGTTGTTACGCATAATGTTAGAAACATCTGCATGAGAGTCTAGTGCAGATTTACGCGAGTTATTACGCGCAGTTTCCATCAAGTTAAAGTAATTCTTAGATTGAGTAGCCGCTATTTGATTTGATACCGCAGCTCGTGATCGAGGGTGTACGGTTTCTATAGTGTTCTTGATGTATTCATCAGACCATTTTTTAAATGTCGTGTAGTCACCAAGATTCTTAACTTCTTCGTATTTTGTTTTTAATGCTGCTTCCATCTGCAAAAATGCAGTATTAGTGTTAGCATTCATAGCATCACGATTCCAAGCCTCGTGATATGAGTTAGTTAATAAACCACCTAACTGACCTTCCTGTAAAACAACTTGACCTTTAATAGCTTCGCCAATGCGTTTCTTTGGCTGACCTGTAGCATCAAGTTCAACATCTTCCATGTTGTTAGCAACAGACGCAGTAAACGCATATTCAGGATCAAATCGCTTAGCTGCAAATTCTTCCTGACCTTGTTGAATGCGGCGACGTTTAAGATCGTCCGACATAATGTCAGTAAATGCTTCAGCAGCTCGTGATGTTTCACCCCAAGATTGCCCTGCTGCTCGCAGTCCTGTCATGCGTACAACGCCAACACCGCCTAATTCTGCTCGTTTTTTTTGACGTATCAACTTAGCCATTACGATTCCTTATACGTTTGCCTTTGCATAACCAGACAATAATGATGTTGCTGCTTTACCGTAAGCTGATCTCATTGATGATTTAGCTTCAAGTCTACTATTCCATGCAGCCAAATCATATTTACGAGAAGCTGCTGCACCCATTAATCGAATAGCGCCTAAATCTTTTCTAGCCATTTCTTCATTAACATCACGTAACGCCAAGAAAGATGCTGACTCACTAGGATCAGTGCCGGTTTTTGCTGCCCATAAAGCCTTGTTAGATGCTTCAGCAATAATCATTTCTTGATTACGATCATTTGCATCTTCGATTGCTTTTAACTTAGCTAATCGTTTTTCTTGCTCATACTGATCAGCTTCTTGTTGAGCGGCTGCTTTAGCATACTTGCCTTGCTGTATAGCTGAGTATGCAGATACAGCAGAACCGGCAACAATTGCAGCTTTAACTAAAGGAGTCATTAGTAAGATACCTCAAGCAACAAACCTAATAGCGTAAAGTCTAAAGGCGATGTGGATTTTATTTCGACTTGTCCTAGTTTATCCCAACCCAATAAGTAGAAACGCTCTCTACCTGTTTTAGGTGTTGCGGGTAAAGAAAAGTCATCTGTTGCATCACGCAAAATTAAATTTTTACCTTGTACTGTTGCAGCTAATGTTGAGTTTAGTAAAACATCTACGCAACTTATTTTCTTAGGAATGCCTAAAATTTGACCATCTGCTGCGCCATAATCAATTGGCATAGTTTTAATAACAGAATCAAAGTTATAACCAACAGTTACTCTGTTAGCTAAATAATCATTTGGCAAATTAATTGTTCCACTTGTTACTACATCATCACCAAGATAGAAAGCATTTTGCACATAGTCATCGTCACTTGAATGACCATAATCAGCAACTATGCTTACTGTTTCATCCTCTAAAATATTTGGATTAAAGAAAAAAGAATTTGTAGCGGTTGTATATTCTCTTGTATGAGAACAATCTAAAGTGACGTTTTCATCAAACACTTCTAAAGATTTACTTGAGTCACTATTGGGTCGATCTACTGCTGCATATAGTTTTCCATTTAAAGTACAGATACTAAGTATCTTTCCATTTGTTTCCCATTTAGACCAAGCACTAATTTGTTCATTACGAGCTGCATGATATACAGCTAAAGTGCCGTCAGCGTTTAAGAAAAAAGCATACTGCTCTGGCCTATTATCTAAACCATATATGACAGCAGAATCCACAATCCCACCAGAATCCAAGAGATTGCTAGCGATAAGTGATATTGCGTTAGGCGTGTAACCACCTTCAATTTCTTCCCATTTAAATTCACGAACAACCTTACCTGTGTTTTGTACAAACAATGTTGCGCGGTCAAACGCTAATGGCATTACATCAGCACAACCGTATGATGATTGTCTGCGTACATTAAATGTTGTAGGAGTAAGTGGACTGTCTTGAGTTTCCGGACAGTAGAATTCCGCTTGATCTGTAAACACTTGCAAGTGTCCGGCAGATACTAAATGCTTAATTGTGTTTACTTGGTTAGAAGTAATTGGAGCCTGTATAGATTCATCATCTAATGCAGTACCCGTATCAAAATTAAAGAATGCAGATATTTTAGAACTAAACAAATGCGAGGGTAAATCACGCGACCCACCAAACCAAAGACGCTGACCATGAAACAATACGCTACGAGGATAGCCACGAGCTGCACTAAATGCTTCTTCTTTCCAATCGCGTGTCGCTAATGGTGTTGCCACATCAGCAACAGCAGATGCTTTTTGCGCCGCACCAGACAAACCACCAACAGTCGCTTCGCCAGTTGATTGATGAGTAAATTTTACTTTCTTTAAATTTGCAACACGTATGGTTGTTGCATTAGGTATAGCAACAATTTCGCCTTGTGCCTCTGTGTCAGTTTGCGTAACAACTTCGCCAATAATATATTCGCTTGAATCAGTAATCGTTATATCCTGATCCATAAACAAATCTTCTTCTACGTCTGCGGTAACAACCGTAGCTGACGTATAGCTAGTAATAGAACACTGTTGACCGTGAATAGAAACACGAGAGCCGACATGATCAGATGTCCAGTGATCAGCAGAAGTAGTTAGCGTAATACCTGTGCCAGTACGTGCTGAAGGAGTAATAGTTACTGTGCTTGCTTGAAATGCGTAAAACGGTGAGTAGCGTTTACCACCTGCCAAATCTTCATCAAATGCAAAATCAGAACGAGTAAATGTTGTAGCACCAGTACGAGTAATAACTTGTGGCGGCATATCTTCATGCGTCAAAATTAATACATCGTTACGTTGGGTATACGTTAAAAACTGATGTGAGTCTGCAGTCCATGGAAACCCAATCATATTAGCTACTTCATTTCCTGTATCTGGGTCATAAATTATTACTCCACCAGATGAGCTATTATTGTCGTATCGAGTAGATATTATGTATTGCTGTTCATCATTAAAAACAAAAGGAATCAACCTAGATGCAGCTTTGTGATCAGTAGCATAACCTAGACGTTTCATGCCCATGCGACGCTTAACGCCACCTTGAACAAGATTCATTACATTGGTAAGAGTTTCCGCGCCATTAACGTAGGACTTTGTATCGCTACGTGCCGCCATTAATGGGTCTAGTTGACCAGACGCAAAGTTAGTCTGGAGCGTTCTGACCTTTCTCATGGCTTACATTCTCGCGTTAACTAAACGATTTAGGTTTACCTTTCTGGTTGTTTGAGATGATGCATCAATCTGTTTTGCTTTACGAATTTGTAACTCAGCCTTTTCATCAAAAAGCTGTGCCATATCCGCTTGCATAGATACGCCGCTAGCTAATGCAGCAGCTAATCGATACTCAATCCCAAGCCGGAAAAATGCAGGCCAATCAGTTTCAAGAACTCGATATGTTCCATCTAAAACAACAGTCTCATTTACCCCTGCATCGCAGTAAATGTTGTCATCATATCGGTCAAATTGAATTGGACTATCACTTACAGTCACAGCCCTTACCATCAAAATATCAGATGGTATTTGATAAGCAGCGTCCCAACGTGAAGCAGGTTCGCTTACTAAACGGTTTAATGTGCGTTGTGCCATCGCAAAACGCCACGGATAACCCGCTAATTCAGACTCAACAATTTCATCATAGATAGCATTAAGAACAATAGCTTCTGAGCTATCGTCAGTAAAAGCAGTAATTGGCTGCATACCGATTAATGCACAAGCTTTTTGTGCAACGGCTATCTTTGTTGTCGCGCCCATAATAATTCCTAAAGAATGGGGGCCGAAGCCCCCAGACTATTAGCTACCGTTAACTACTGTAACAGTGGTAGCACCAGTGGTGCTAGACACTACACAGATGTCGATGGTAGGAGTTGATGAGTCGATCACAATGATCGCATCACCTTTCTTTAATTCAGCGTATGCGCTGTTGAAGTAACCAGATGCAGCTACAGTAGCAATTGCATCGGATGACTTGTAGATGTACATAGACTCGTCGCCTACGTTCATACGCTTCATGTTGTCAGCTGAATATGCCATGAGTTACCCCCTTAAGATTCAGTGTGCTTGAGGATGTAACAACCATTGTCGTCAATCAAGACTGCGCCTTGCGACATAGAAGCTACCATCAAGTGAGCTTGCTCTTTACCCTGCCAAGTAACGTCCATAGATACTTCAGCACCAGACGCAGCACCTACTGCTGAACGGTGATAAGCCAAAGAGTTACGAACAGCACCAGTAGCAGACAAGCCAGAGTGAGTCATGACGAAGAACGACATGAAACGCTTAGCAGAGAAGCCCGCGCCTTTCCAAGGCAACTCAGCTTCAGGCACGTAGTCACGGCTTGAGAACTCAGTAATACCCATCAAGTCAGTCCAACCCTGAGGTGAAACCAACAAGTAACGCTGACCGTCATCAGCAACGTCATTGTTACCAAACGCTTCGTAGATTTCTTCAAGTTTAGCTTGAGTAAGAGCGCCAGTACCAGTGGTTGCGTTACCAGAACCGTCAACTGCATCAATGATGAGCTGATCAGACTGACGACCCAATGCGTTAGACAAAGAAGTAGATACAGCGCCACGCTCGTCGTGCTGAATCTTCAACTCGTCAAGCTTGTCGATGTACTCACCTAAGTAGTAATCAGTGAGTGAACACTCTACTTTGGTGTGCTCAAGATTCGCCAATGGAACTTGTGCATTACGTGACTTAGTACCTGCAGTGCCAGTACCAATTTTTTGGAAGGTGGTAGATTCACCTGTAATGTTTGTCTTGCGACGAACAGTGTTGAGAAGCTTTGCACCGTTACGCTGATAAGCTAGATGTACTTCGCTCTCAAACTGTTTAACAAAGGCTGTATCGATTGTGTTAGCCATAACAGTTCTCCAATAGAGTTTAATTAAATATCAGCTTGTCCTTTGTCGAGTCAGCCTAGTTACCCATGGGGCTAGGCATCAGCGCATCGGGGCTATGGGAAGCATATACAAGGGTTGCTAAGTTAGCAAGTACTCACTTACCCATAATGCTTTTGCCACGCTTTTGTTACCTCAGCGCGGTAAGCATCATCGATCTCGCCCTGCTTCCAGTAGCGAGGGTCATCCATCATCTGACGGAGCTTGTCCTCATTCACATTGCCAGTCATCGGCTCGCCTTCAAAGCTTGATAGGCTAGGCTCAGACTGCTCAATGCCAATAATTTTTTCCAAAACTTGAATAGCGTCAGCGGTTACAGCAAAATCTGCAATTGCGTTGTATTCATTCTCATCAAGATTCTTATTTAGCCACATATCCACACGATCAATGCGGTCTTGAGCGTTGTCGCCCAGTGCTTTTAGCTCTCCTTCTCGGTCAGGCAAGCTGCCAAAATGCAGATCAAAGTACTTGTTAATACCATCTTGGAACTGCTCTTGGCTCATACCTTGTTGGTGTGCGGTTTCACGCCACCAATTTAGCATTGGGTCATCTGATTGCATCTGAACATCCC